GTCCGTGCAATGATCAAGGGAACTAATTATGGATTTAGATATCCTGGTGGGTTTTGGAGACTACGTAATCAACAAAATGATTTTGAAATCCCTGATACCTTAGATAATACTAAAAAATGGATTGTATTTTCTGATCAAGGTAGTGATTATATTGATGCTACCCCACAGTTTATTATTCGTGAATTTTTGTTATCTTGGTGTAAACGTTATAACATTATTCCAATTGAATGGAATAATGAATATCTACATTGCGATTGGAATATTAATTTACAATTTATTTTAAATAGTGGAGTTGCTGAAGCTATCGCGTTCCCAAGTATCTATGCATTTACCGCAGAACCTAAACTTAGATTAGAAATCATGCAACTAGCACTAGATAAGGGAATACAGTTAGTATTTGTTGATGAAAATATTTTATTAGATTCGCAAGCTTCGTTGGATTATATTAAAAAGATATATGCTTTTGCTTATACAGGAGAAAAAAATGAATAAAATATTAGATTATATCGACTCACATATTCCGCAAATGGAAATGTTAGGAGTTATCATGCGCATTATCAGTTTCAGTTTAGTATCGTGGTTAGGTCCTCATAGTCCGTTTATGTTTGTATGGATCTTTAATACCATTGATGCTATTCTATTAACCTATTGTGCAAGCGTCAGAAAAGACCCAGCTTATACTTTATTAAATGGATTTTGGATCATAGTTGGATTAGTTGGTATTGCTAGAGCTGGGGGATGGATTTAATGAGTTATTTGTTTACCAGTGAAAGTGTCAGTGAAGGACATCCAGATAAAGTAGCAGATGCTATCAGTGATGCTGTGTTAGATTTAATGATGCGAGAAGGCAATCAGGCCTATCGTTGTGCCTGCGAAACACTAGTAACAACTAATCAGGTCATCATAGCTGGCGAATACAAAGGTATCTATAATCATCAAGAAGTTGAAAATGCTGTGCGTCGTGTCATCCGTGACATTGGATATGAGCAAGATGGATTCCATTGGGAAACTGCGAAGATCACTAACTTGATGCATGGACAAAGTGCAGACATCGCCCTAGGTACAGACACATTTGGCGCTGGTGACCAAGGCTTAATGTTTGGGTATGCTATTAATGAAACCCCAGATCTGATGCCTAGTGCTATTTACTACAGTCATTTGATTGTTAAACGATTAACTGCTGTGCGTAAGAGTGGAGCAGTATGGTTAGGTCCAGATGCTAAGTCACAGGTAACTATGGAATACAATGATGGTGGTAGTGTGCGTCGTATTGCTAAGGTGGTATGTTCAACACAACACTTAACTGAGATAGCTATTGAAGATGTACGTGAACAAGTTAAGACTATTATTGACACAGTTCTACCAGACAATCTAATTGATACCAATACAGAATACTTGATTAACCCAACTGGCAGATTTGTTATTGGTGGTCCAGATGGCGACACCGGTCTAACAGGACGTAAGATTATTGTAGATACCTATGGTGGTTATAGTCCACACGGTGGCGGTGCTTTCTCAGGTAAGGATCCTACTAAGGTAGATCGTAGTGCGGCTTATATGGCTAGATACTTAGCTAAGAACATTGTAGCTACCAAAGGTGCACACAAAGCTACTGTACAGATCAGCTATGCTATTGGTGTCAAAGAGCCCACTAGTTTGTTTGTTAAGACTGACCGAGGCATTGAGTTTGATAATACTATTACTAGTTGGATACGTGGAAATATTGATCTTACACCAGCAGGCATCATAAATAAATTTGAGCTGTTCCGCCCTATATACAGCCAAACAACCAACTATGGACACTTTGGTAAAGCAGATTTACCATGGGAAGCCGTGGATTTATTCAAGGATTAGTATGATAAAGAAATTAATTAATAGCTTGTTTGGTACTAAACCCGAACCAGCAGTTATTAAAGAACAAAAAATCAAAAAGACCCCAAAAGATTTGGCCACAGAACGTGACGAACCTTGGGTAGAAGTATTAAGTATGGATATCGATAAAGATAATCCAGGTAATGGTGCATTTGAATTAGATTGGAATGACAAATTTTTGTCTAATTTAATACGTGCTGGGTATCAAGGTAAAACAGATCAAGACATAGTAGATAATTGGTTCAAAGCAGTATGTCGTAATGTTATACAAGAAAACTTTGAGCAAGAGCAAGCGGATCCAGAAATTCGTGCCAGTAATCGCCGTGATTTAGGTGATGGTAGAACGGAAGTAAGTTGATCCTATATGTCAATGGTGACAGCCACACGGCTGGTGCCGAAGCAGTAAATTCATTTGCTTTCGCTAATGATGACCCACAGTACAAATATCTAGGAAGAGACCCCCATCCTGATAACTTATTCGTTAGTTATGGTAATATCCTAGCAAAAAATCTCTCAGCTGAACTATACTGTGATGCCGAAAGCGCCAGCAGTAATGATCGTATTATCCGCACTACTAAACATTATCTTAAAAACAATCGTCCAGATTTGATCGTAATCGGGTGGAGTACTTGGGAACGTGAAGAATGGTTGTACGAAGGACAATATTGGCAGATTAATGCAGGTGGAGTTGGTGATGACTGGCCAGATGCTATTAAGCAACAATATAAACATTGGATTAACAATATAGATCACCAGCAAAAAGAACAAGAAGCACATGAAAAAATTTGGGCACTACACCAAGAATTATCTGATATTCCGCATTTATTTTTTAACAGTTATCTAGCATTAAATTTTACCACACAGTATGATTGGAATAATAGTTATCTATATCCATACGATAATGCATATACTTACTATCATTGGTTAAGCAATCAAGGTTATAAAACGGTTAATCCAAAAAGTTATCATTATGGTCCAGATGCACACCAATCTTGGGCAAACCATTTGACAAAAATCATAAATGAAAGTATAATAACTAAATGAGATATCTATTAGTTGACACCGCAAACACATTCTTTAGAGCAAGACATTCAGCACATCGCCAAAGTGATACTTGGGACAAGCTGGGTTTTGCTATCCACGTAACCCTAGCATCAATCAATAAAAGTTGGCGCGATCAGAAAGCTGATCATGTTATATTCTGTTTAGAAGGACGTAGCTGGCGCAAAGACTTCTATGAACCCTATAAGAAAAATCGTAGCGTAGCACGTGCGGCGCTTACTGAGAGTGAACAGGAAGAAGATCGCTTGTTCTGGGAAACCTTTGACAACTTAAAAACATTTGTCGCAGAAAAGACTAACTGTAGTGTTCTACAACACGGTGAATTAGAAGCTGATGATCTTATAGCAGGGTGGATACAAAGTCATCCAGATGATCACCATACTATCATATCCAGTGACACAGACTTCTATCAACTCTTAGCAGACAATGTTAATCAATATAATGGTATCAGCGATGAGCTCCATACACTAAAAGGTATCTTTGACAAGAAAGGCAAACCAGTCATAGATAAGAAAACTAAAGAGCCCAAGAAGATACCTAATCCACAGTTTATACTTTTTGAAAAGTGTATGCGTGGTGACCCCACTGACAACATATTTTCAGCATTTCCAGGCGTGCGCACTAAAGGTAGTAAGAACAAGGTAGGACTTGAAGAAGCCTACAGTGACAAAGATAAAAAAGGTTATAATTGGAACAACATGATGTTACAGCGTTGGGTTGATCACAATGGCCTCGAACATCGTGTACTAGATGACTATGAACGTAATCGTGTTCTAGTAGATCTAACAGCACAACCAGATGATATAAAGATTAAGATGGCAGAAACTATTGCGGCCGCACAGGTGCCTAAGAACATGCCCATGATAGGCGCACAGTTCTTAAAGTTCTGTGGCAAATATGACCTGGTTAAACTCAGTGACAATGCCAGCGCAATCAGTGAATGGTTGATGGCTAGTTATCCGCAGAAAGAACATGCATGATAGCAGATGGCAAGTTCCTCGCATTAGATCTAGAACTTAACCAGCCCAGTGGTAAGATCATACAGGTTGGTGTAGCTATAGGTGACAAGAACACACGCTTTGAAGACTATGTTGTCCGTAAATGGTACATAGATCCACAGGAACCTATCAGCGAGTTCATCAATGATCTCACCGGCATAACAGATGCTGATATACGTGCTGAAGCATACAGCCATGAACATGTTGCCCGTGAGCTCGGTGAGTTAATTAAAGAACACAAGTGCTTTATCAATCCAGTGACTTGGGGTGGTGGTGATAGTAGTGAATTACTAGCAGAATTCTGCAAAAATCATGCTGAATTCCCGCATTTTGGCCGTCGTTGGATCGATGTTAAGACCTGGTATACATACTTGATGCTGACCAGAGGTAAAGCCGCCAGTGGCGGGTTGGCGTCAGCCATGGGCTACTTCAAATTGCATTTCAAAGGTGCGGCACACAGAGCAGATGTTGATGCGGCTAATACCCTAGCATTATTTTTTAAATTATTGGACAGGCAAGCCCGACTAGAAAGCATACTAGACAGTGCAAAAAACATTTGACTTTAATCAAAAATCTAAATATAATATAGTATGACTAAAGAATTAGAAAAACTAGCAGCTCAAGCAGGATTACCCGTAACAGATAATCTTGAATATTTCTATCGTCTAGTTGGTGAGCGTTGTGCTGACATCTGTGGTAGCCAAGGTGATCAAAAGAACATACGTCGCCATTTTGGACTAGACTACTATGATGGTCCTAGTCATTATCAGAGTAAACAACATCAGGAAACACAGTATGATTGGAATAAACATTACGTTGAGGAAAAGAAATAAATGGCACATATAATCGATAAAACATTTGAATTCTGTTATGGACACAGAGTTTGGACACAGAAACTAAATGGTGAGTATGCGGCAGACTTGAAGTGTGCTTGTCGTCACCTACATGGACATGAAGGTAAGATGCAGGTATATCTAAAAAGCCCAACCGGCGAATTAGATCCAACTGGTATGGTAACTGACTTCCGACATTTAGAATGGTTAAAGAAATGGATCAATGAATATATCGATCATCAGTTTGTATTAGACAAGAATGATCCATTGTATAATCAAATTGTTGGCGATCGTGGATTAGTTCCAGTATTAGTTCCAAACACAGAACACGTAGCGGGATGGCATCTAGACTTAACAGGCTTAGATCCTAATACACCAGAGTATGAATACTATGAAGGATTTATGATCGTAGACTTTGTTCCGACAAGTGAAAACCTAAGTAGCTGGATGGCAGATCTAGTGGATGTTAAAATGAAATCATTGAATGTAACTGTTGACCACATTGATTGGTGGGAAACTCCTAAGAGCCGTAGCGTATATTACAAATGACCGCCTCAGTATTCATCCTACTAGCCTTATTTGGCATCAAGCATTTCATCGCTGATTTCTTGATGCAGTATGATTACATGCTCCGTGAGAAAGGTATCTATGGTGCTACCGGTGGCTTACATCATGCTATAGTCCATGCTAGTTGGACATTCCTGATTCTAGTATTCTTTTGCTCTAATGTAAATACAATTATCGCACTTTCATTTGCGGACTTTGTCTTACACTATCATATAGATTATTTTAAGCAACAATTAAACAAGGGACTTACGCCAGCAGATCGTCAGTTTTGGATTTGGCTTGGCGCGGATCAAGCTCTGCACTATTTAACTTACGTAGGAATTATCAGTTATGTCACTCTTAGCTAAAGCAGTGGTTAAAAATAAATGTTGGGTAGTTGAGGACAATGGGCATCAGGTTGGCACCATCTTAACTAATCCACAAGGGGTTGTTTATCAGCATGATCAGACCCGTGAACAGTTTGCTAGTTTAAAAATGCTTAGCGACAAGTATAACATCGTAGTAGACAAAGCACCACCTAAAAAGATCATCACAGAAAGCAATAATGTCTATGGTTATCCGTGTGAATATAAAGCTAATAATATTCTTTGGGACGTACGGCACAAATTGCCTATCTTTACTAAAGGTACTAAAAGTAAAAGTTTCTTCTGTGCTGGATATTATATAGTTAAATTTAACAACGGTTGGGTCAAATCATATTGCCCTAAACTAATTACACTTAATCGCTATGCTTATGCCGGCCCATATGAGTCAGCAGAAGAAATGCAAGAACATTTACGTATCGCCAATGGAGCCCTACATGGAACAACAGTTAAGTCTGCATCTGAAGAAATTTAATGATCGTGTTAAAGTGATGAATCAGACCAATGCCAAAGATCTTAATCTTTCAGCATTAGAAGCACGTAATATACACAGTGAGATTTTTGAACTAC